ACGGCATAATTTTCGTCACCTTCGTTGGGTCAGGATTAACTTTGAGAATACAACTGTTAAACCAAGTGTCCACACCATCAAGAACAAAGATAGGATTCTCCCCTTCTTCAATCTTTGAATGAACATACTTCACAAAGTCTCTTGAGTTTTGCTCGGACTTGTGAATATCCAATTGTGCTTCTTTGTCTTGAACGATAGGGTCAAACACTTCAATTCTTTCTGTTGCGTCATGGCAAGTAATCCATGTAGATTCTACGCCACTATCCCAATCAAGAACATAGATTTTCCTATCGGGGAAATCAAGTGCCAGTCCAGTTTTTCCAGTCTTGGGCATGCCCCAAATACCTAAAACCATTCTTGATTTTTTGTTCTCTCTTTTCTTCTCCATTTGTTTCTTATGCATTTCCAAGAATGTTTCACTTGGTAAAGCATTTCCTTTACTATTTGTTAGTCCCATTTTTCATCACACCAATTTATTTTCGTCAATTCTAGTTTTTGAATTCTTACTCATTGTCCAATACTGAATAATACTACGAAGCGATTCAAGGTCATAACAAACATACCTCGCTTCTTTCTGTCCAATATGAAACTTCACCCAGTAAGTTCCAATTTCATTTTCGTTTTCTTTGTAAGTAATAAAATCTACATTTGCTAAATCAACAACATATGCATTTTTCTTCACTAAAAATCTTTCTCCGATTAAATCTTTCATTTTTTTCACCTTTTGGTTTGATAGGCTTCGCACCTATCCGAATGTCATTCTACCGCCAACATTTACACGGTTCCCAAGGTTTCCAGCGCAAGGGAGGAATCAAAACCAGTCAAAGTCTTTCTCCACGGGTTGGGCGGATTCAACGGGTGAACCCACACGCTCAACACAAAGCACACCAGCAACATTGATTGTTGTTGGTTCTGCTTCTCCATCAACCATTCTTTGACTTGTTCGGCCAATCACGATAACAGTAGAACCGATACCGAAGTCCAATTCAAGATGTTCGGGAATCCAACAAGTTGTCATGGCATCCGATTCAAAGTCAATTTCAGCATTGAGGTCTGTAATGTTGATGATTCGGTTTCCGTTCTTTGTTGGAGTCATGTTCATATTGCACACGGTTCCATCGGTAATCACGAAACGCTCCTTTGAAGCCTTACTCTGCAATAGAATGTGAGCCTTATCAATTTCAACCAAGGCTGAAATGTGGTCGTTGAAATGTTCCTTCAAACAGTTCTCAAAGGAAAAGTCGGACATATCTCGGTAGGCGTCGGCTTCGGGGTCAATCTCCGAATTGATGAGAAGACTCTTGAGAGTCGTATCAGTTGCTCCGTAAATGTCAGTCCCATTAGAACCGGCAACACAAATGAAGTGAACCCATTCAAAGGTACTTGGAGCAAAGTCAATTCCTCCTTGATTCTTGTAGGAGAAGAAATACGGTTGCATTTCTCCACCGGCAACGGAACCAAAGAAAATACCAGTGCGGCGGAATTGTTCTTTTGGTAGGGGCTTACCGTAATTGTTGTTTTTGCCACCATTCATGTAGGTTGCCGTAGCATCAAGGGGAATGTAGATTCTACCATCATCAAGAGTTTCTGCTCCTTTGGGTAAAGTACCTACAACCTTTTCTTCATAGTTTCCGTTGAAGTAGCGAGACACCGTAAATTTCCCAAGAGCGTTTTCTGTTGCTACTGCAACAATTCCATTCTCAAGAGCATTATCGGAATCACGAAGGTATTCTTCCTTTGCTTTGTTTCGGTTCCACGACATCATATCCCGTGGTGCATCAAGAGACAAAAAGAATCCAAATGCTGGCTTGAAAAGAGAATCGCTTTGTTGCTGTTGCTTTCCGCTTGATGCAGAGCGCTTCGCATTTGCGACATAGTTTCTCCATAGTCCAAGACCGATGGGGTTGTTCGTTTCAATGTGGCTTTCGCTACAAATCTCGGCAAACTTAGTGTTTGCCTCTTCAGTGGTAAGACCAAGAATCTTAGCACCTGCTTCTATTTCTTTCACAGTTTTTTCTTCCATGTTTTTTCACTTCCATTTTTTGTTTTGTTTTTTTGTTTTTACAACAGTTGTCCCACCATCCATGATAAAAGCACTTTTGGGGTCATACTATTGGAACGGTATTCACATTCTCCGATTGTTCGGAGAAATTTAAATTTCAAGGTGCTATCAAGCCCCTTTGAGTTGATGACTGAATCGTGTAAGCCGACACAAATTTCTTTTGTTGTTCGGCCTTTGTATAACAAATCATGTAATTCACCTAATACATTTGAATTCTTATTCGTAAGTTTAATGAGTATTTTATGGTATTCTTCCAATGAAACATCAATTTGTTTTTTGAGGGTTGAATTGCTGGCTTTAGCAGCCTGTATCTCGGTAATCGCCCTCCGCATATCACCGTTCATAGAGTATATAAAAGACCCTAACTCTTCATCGTTAAAACGACTTATTTCTTCTTTAAGAAGAATATCTTTTACCATATCTAACATATGGTCATTTGAAATCGCTTTGAAATGATAGTTCGCACATCTACTTTGTAGAGCAAAAATGATTTTGTTTCTATCATTGCAGGTAATAACAAAGCGAATATTACTTGCATAACGCTCCATAATTCTCTTTAAGGCATTTTGAGCATCAGTAGTCATTCCATCCATTTCGTCAAGAAGCATCATTCGGAAAGGAACCTCTCCAATAGTTCCGCTTTGGGCTACTTGACGAATAGTTGTCCTAACAGTCTCAAGCCTTCTATCATCAGAAGCATTTACTTCAAAGAAGTTATCTTTGAAGTTATCTTTCAAAAACTCTTTAGCAACAACAATTGCGGCAGATGTTTTGCCATTTCCAGGATTTCCGTATAATAGAAGATTAGGCATATCTTCTGTCTCAATCCAAGAACGAGCATCCATTACAAAGTGTTCTTGTCCTTTAATATCGTTAATTTTATTTGGTCTGTATTTTTCTGTCCATAGCATTTTAATCACCATATATAATCTTTCATGTGCATTTTACATTTAAATGCGGGTCTTCGGCATAGAAGGCAAAAAGCATTTCTAGCCAAAGTAATTCTTGTGTTTCCACAGTTTGGGCATTCTTTTATTTTCCAAACTGGGCGCACTACTCTTCCTCCATAACATATGTCCAATATGCAGGAGACTTTCCTTTCTTGCTGACCCTTACAAATTGAGGGTAAAGTCCCGAACTAAGGATAGAAGAGACTTGTTGTTTCGTTGGAACATTTCTCCAACGCTTTGTTTTCCCTTTGCGGGTATAGGCTAACAGCCCTAATAATCTATCAAAAATGATATGAGTGGGTAAAGTTTGTCCTTTGAGGACTTCCGTAATTTTCTCTGGTATTTTCTTTTGTAATTTCAATTTCATATAAAATCCCCCAATGAGGTTTGCTGAACCTTGATAGGGTCAGTCTTCTTTCGCCGTTTCTTTTCACCAAGTTTAAGCAGACGACATTCTGCATTGTTCAACTTTGTTTTTGCCCAAGTCTTGAAGTCTTCATCCTCAAATAACTGAGAAAGAAGTTTCGGGTTTCTTACACCGAGCCTTCTTGAAAGACTTGGGATTTTTGAATAGGTGCCTCTTCTTGGCATTTGAATGCGACCAATCATGTTTCCCACATGAGCATAGGAAAGCATTTCATAGAAGTATCGCTGGCTCCATCTTCTTCTCACGATACCATCAACGAATACTAAGCGATTTGGATGCATATTTTCCGAGAGCCAAGTTAGAATTTGGGTGTCGGATGGTTTGTTGAATAGCATTAACTCACAAATCATATCCCTATCCTTTGTTTTAAGATATTCCATCACCAAGGAATAGGTATCTCTTTCATATGAAAAGGGGGCCTCGCTCCTTGGAGCAAGAGTTTCTATGCTCTCTCTTAAATGGTTTTTTGAACCGGCCCTTTTTACTTGGCACATTGTTTTAATTTCCTTTGGAACGCTCTTTTCATTAACAGAAGTCAAAACTACTTGACCTCTATAATTTCTAAGAATGGTTAGGATAGCATCTTTCTCTGGTTTGTAGTGAACATCTTCAATGATAATTCCATTCTCTACGGGAATAGAGCCAATATCATAATCAATTGAATTAGCATAGAAAACAACTGGGTTTTCCACAAAGGTTTTTGCCTTTTGTGATTTACCTGTGCCTACCTTTCCTGTGAGAAGTATTGCTCTTTTTTTATTGAGATTCGTCAGTCCCATGTAATACACCTTTTAATTTCAGTATTTGTTCTAGTCCCTTTAGCGTCCGGTGTTGTTTGGTATCAACAATTGAAGCAATTTGCACGAAGGGATTGAGCGTATCATTGTGATTTAAATTATTCCAAGTATAGGGGGTTTCGCTAACAATGATATTTAGAACGCTCTGTATGTTTTTA